TGACGATGTCTCAGTTCCTTTCCTTTGTATCACAATGACTTTTATTGTATCGCGATCTGCTTGGTTCATACTCCCCTCTTTCTTTTTTTTATGTGGTGTTAGAGCTAAATCCCACGAGGCGTTCCAGATTCCGCTAAGAGAATCCCAATGGGCCACAGAAGGCCACTAATTCGACCCAGAACCAAATCCGGGAAGACCTACGTGGCATGCGGACCGCTTACTCAGGACCCTCGATTTCTGTAAGGTACTAGCGAACTTTCCCAAACTTCCATCACATCCTCCGGGCACCCAATCAGAGTCCCCATACATTCGTTCCTCTACAAGCCTTTCTGTTAATGTGTGTCAGGCATAAATCCACTGGTCAGAGATCCACAATCTCCATTCACTTCAACACCCGTTGCACGTAATAGGCGTTATTCATCCCTCATATCCTAACCACTCCGCAGATCCGCAAATCTATTCGCACTCCACGAACCGCCTGCTCCCATCCTCAAATATCATGGCAATGCCTGAGAAAGGAGGTTGAAAATCCAGTTTCGTCGGATGATAAAATAGGTAGCTTTGCCTTGTGCGCAACCCTGGCTGGTCTTGAGCCCACGGTCCGTCATTACTATAATCCAATAGTTCAGGATACCGACTCTCAATCGCTTCCAGCACGGTGGGATACCACAGTCGCTCCCATTTACGTGGACCTTTCTTCAGGATCCATTTCTTCTTCTCCCATTTTCGCTTCGGAACAGAAGGCTTGAGTTTTCTTACTTCACAATTCGAAGCTACACCCCTCCAGGAGGCAGCCAATTGTACTTCGTATTCCCTCTCAGCCTTCCGTATCATCCTCTCCGCAACCTCTCCTAAGCTTCCGGGTAACTCCTTCAAGATCGGTCCCGCCTTAAGTGGCACCTGGCGCCGTTCAGGTTCTTCTGGCTCTTCTCCGACAATTATCTGTCGGAACCATGATCTCCTTACTAGGAAATGCCACCATCGCCGCGGGACGGACGATACAGCTAAGGGGCGGTTCGCCAAGATCAATCTAACTTGTGGACAAGTTAACAGTTTGACCGCCGTTTTGTAGCGAAGTTGGTTACAAAGTTCAAAAACGCCGCAGCCATCCTCATCAGGTGTGTAATTGAACTGGAGAAATCCGAAATTTCTTTTCTTTATGAAGCAGTTTTTCCCGACATGAAAGATCGAGCTATTCAACTCCAATAAGTCCATACTCTTACCGGTCTTCTCGTGATTCACAACAAACCCGACTAGGCTAGTCCTAGCGATCCATTCCTTATAAACCTCTTCGTTGCCACAAAAGGCAATGTCATCCCCGTTAATCCTGTAGGTTCGGCGTTTCATATGTAATGAAC